GCTATAGGCATTATAGCGGCATTGCCATTTGGAGTGGGTTTTATCAAAAAATTATTTAATGATATCAAACTTAAGAAGTGACTTCTGTAAATTAAGGTTTCAATGGAAATCTTACTCCAAGGAGTTGCAGATCTTAGAAGAAATAAATTCTAATGCAATTAAAGAATTTTATAAAGAAGTGATGATTCAAGTTGATAAAAAAGGATTAAAGAATCCATTCGACCAAGATTTAAAAGAGCCAAAAAAAGAAAGTGCCGAAATATTTAATTCAGAAGAAGTTAAAACGATATATAGAAATATAGCAAAAGCCACACATCCAGATTTAAATAAAGATGAAAGAACAGAAGGCGTATTTAAAAAAACTTCTTTAGCGAAAAAAGAAGGAAACTTAAACAAGCTTTATGATTGCGCAAAAATTTCAAAAATTAAAATTGAAAGCATTACATATGATCATATAGAAAAAATGGAGAAAGAGATAAATGACATAGAAAAAGAAATTAAAAAAATTAAAAATTCAGATGCCTGGTTATGGTATCATGAAAACAATAAAAATAGAACCTTAATTATTAATTATATAATAAAATCGATTAAAAATGACTAAAAAGAAAATTAGAACCCAAACAATTTCAACTAACAACGATAAGTTTTCAGTGATATCTGAAAAATTAACGATAAATCAAAAAAAATTACTCGCCATATGTTCGAATAAAAATACAAAAATAGTCTTCATTTCTGGGCCAGCTGGAAGCTCAAAAACCTACATTTCAGTATATTCGGCATTGAAATCATTATCATTAAATTCAGATTTAGATTTATCATACATTAGAACTATCATAGAAAGTGCAGATAAAGGCTTAGGAGCATTACCTGGAGATCTTAACGACAAATTCAATCCTTATATGATTCCTCTGGAAGAAAAACTTTATGAGATTTTACCTAAAAATACCACCGCTAGAAAAGATTTATTCGAATCAGGAAGGATAGACGCTATTCCTATAAATTTCTTAAGAGGATCAAGCTGGAAAGATAAGATTGTAATAATGGATGAAGCTCAAAACGCAACCTTTCAAGAGCTTACTACATTAATCACGAGAATAGGTGAAAACAGTAAACTTTTTATATGCGGAGATCCTATGCAAAGTGATATTAATGGAAAAAGCGGGTTTAATAAAATGATGAATTTATTCTCAGATAAAGAGAGTGAAGATAAGGGTATTCACACCTTTAGATTCTCATGGGAAGATATAATGAGGAGTGAAATTTTAAAATTTATAATTAAAAAACTAGAAAAGAAATAGAAGAAATGCTAATTTTTATTTTAATTTTTTAAAATTTAATTTAACATGAATATGTATGGTTGAAATAATTATATCTTTGATTTCTGCTGCAGCTACATTAACAGCTGTATTTTTAAATTCTTGGCTATCAAATAAAAACAAAATCCAAGCAAAAAAAATATTATCCGAAGAAAAAATAAAGAAAATATTTTTGATATTAAAGACGGATAAAAAAAATATTAGATATGAAATAAAAGGCTCCAATTACAATCATGAAAGCGTTGATTTAAATTTAAGTAGCGATAGTGTTCAATTAAAAATAAGCATGATGGAAGGCGAGAGTTTAACCGAAAAAGAAATAAAAATCATTAATGCATATTTCAATACAATAAAACGAAAGATTTAACATGTCAAAAATATACTGTCAGAAATGCGGGTCAAAAAATATTTACTCTTTAAATGTGCCGAAATTCTGCAATGCTTGCGGGGAGCCATTTTTACCTCAAAGCTCAAGAAATACTAAGAAACAAACACCCAGGGAAATAAAGGGTTCAAAAATCTCAGAAGACGAAACTGACATTTTTGAAATTCCTCATTTAAATTCTCTTGAAGTTGAAACGTCGTCCGAAGGTAATAAAACATTTAATTTCAATTCTATTATTGGTTCGGAATATAAGGGGGAATAACAAATCTTGGATGGCGGAAAAAAAAAGAATAAGATACGAGGATAGAATCGAGTTAGTAGATAACGAAATAAGGAAAAGGAGACCTAAGTGGAGGTTAAGCTCCTTGAATTGGATTGACTTTGATGATGTATCTCAGATAATAAGAGCTCATTTAGCTAAAAAATGGGATCAATGGGATCAGTCTAGACCATTACTTCCCTGGGTGAATAAAATAATATCTAATCAATTCAAAAATATACTAAGAAATTATTACCATAATTTTGCAAAACCATGCGTGGGATGCCCGTTAAATAATTCATTGGAAGAAGGCGAAAATTCTTGTTCTTTTACGAAAACAAAAGTTCAAGACACAAGTTGTCCTTTGTATAAAAAATGGTCCAAATCAAAAAAACACGCATGTGATATAAAGATTCCAGTTTCAATAGAAAATCTTTGTTATGAAATAAATTCTGAAACATCTTTTAATGATAATTTAGATCGGAATATAGAAAATTTTCACGAAGAGATGAAAAAAGAGCTGAATGAAAAGCAGTATAATATTTATAAGATGTTATTTATAGACGATTTGTCCGAGGAGGAGATCGCACTAAAGCTAGGTTATAAAACTTCTGAAGTTGGAAGGAAGGCTGGATACAAACAGATTAAAAATATCAAAGCAAAGATGAAACAAATAGGAGAAAAACTTTTAAAAAAGAAGGATATTATATTATAGTATACAAGATGAAGTTAACAAAAAGTCAGAAAGAATTTATAGATAAAAACTATTTACAAATACCAGATATAGATCAGTTGACCAGATCTTTATTCAAAGATAAAACTTTAGACGGAAGGAATAAAGAGGGTAAAGCTGTGGCGAGCTATATGCTTGAGAGCGGTTACGAATATAAAACTAGAATACATAAAAAAGCCCAAAAAATAGAACTCTCCCAAGCTCAAAAAAAACAAGTGGAGGATTTATGCGAAGATGGCTTAAGTAGTTTACAGATCTCTCAAGTTGTATTTCAGGCTGATATAAAAAATTTAAGCATGGAACAAAGATCTGTGTCCGACTTCATAAAAGAAATAAAAACAAAAAAGAAAACTAAGCTAAAAAAGAAAGATTATATACCGCCTAAGACAGAATCTTTGGTTATAGATAAAATTAATGAATTATGTCACGAAAAAGTTTCTATAGAGAAAGCATCAAGATCTGATAAAGAGTGCATAAAAATGACTAAGAAATACTTAAGATCTCCTAGGTTTGTTCAAATAATGAATACATACAATTGCGAAGATGCCAGCTTATTTGAGTCTGAATTCATAAGGTCAGTTTGGAATAAACCAGATTTAACGGTTGACGAGATTAATTTATACATAAATGTTTGCGTTGATTATATAAATTTAAAAACAATACAAAGAAACATGGAGAAATTAAATCAGATGTTTGATGAGGTTGAAGATCAAACCGAAATGTCTGTAAAATTAGCTGAAATATTAAAAGCTAAAAGTTCTGAATACCATCAATGCGAGCAAAGGCAAGAGTCTTTAATTAAAAAATTAAATGGAGACAGGTCGGCCAGAATGAAAAACAAAGAACAAAAGTTCGCTTCGATATTGAATTTAGTACAGTCCTTTCAAGAAGAAGATGAAAGGTTGAGGATGATAGAGATAGCTGAAAAACAAAAAATGTTAGTGGATCAAGAAATTGATAAGATTGAAGAGATGTCAAGTTGGAAGGCTAGAGTATTAGGGTTAAGAAGGGAAGACGTCTTGTAAAATGAGTGAAACTTTTGAATGTAAAATATGCGGGAGATTCTTTGAAAAAAGAAGAGGCTTGCATTTGCATATAGGCAAAGCTCACAACATGAAAATACCGCAATACTATAAAGATTACGAAACTAAACTTAGTAAATTATACAAGAAAAAAATTCCTTTTAAAAACATAAACGACTATTTACAGAGAGATTTCATAAATAGAGAAGAGCTTATTCTTTGGTGTAATCAAGAAAAAAAAGAAATCGTAAAAGAATATTGCGAAAAAATATTAACAAAAAGAAAAAATGATAAAAGTTTAAAATATTCGTTAGGAGAGATAGAGTTAGAGTTATGTGAATTGCCAACAATAAATGTCTATAAAAATATATTTGGAAGTTATTCTAGGTTATGCGAGAAAATAGGCCTGAAGAATTTATCAAACAAGCCTATGCCTGAAGATTTTTTTGAAAATAACGAGCAAGAAGAAGATTTGAAAATCTTTATCGACACTAGGGAACAAAAACCAATTAATTTTAAAAGTGGAGAACCTATGAAGCTTGACTTTGGCGACTATACATGCGGAGGGAATTATTATGATTATACTTATGTAGATAGAAAAAGCGAGCAAGATTTAAAAGGAACTTTATCTGGAGATAACTTTGAAAGATTCAAAAGAGAGCTAGAAAGAGCTAGAACATTTAATTCTTTTATATTTATTGCAGTGGAAAGTTCTATAGAAAAAATTATCAAAAATAATAATTTTACTCCTTACAAATCTAAGCTTCCATACATATGGCATAACCTAAAATTTCTATCTCAAGAATATAAGGATGTTTGTCAATTTGTATTTGCTGGAAACAGAAATGGGTTGAAAAAAATAATCCCAAAAATACTATTATATGGAAAGAAAATTTGGAACGTAGATATTCAATACTTTATAAATGAGCGAGCAGGAAAAAAAAGATAAAACATATTGGTCTTTAGATCTGTCTATAGATTTAAATAATTGCCAATCTGATAAATTTAACGATAATGGACTCTCAAGTTATGCGAGAAAAATAACTGAGCTAATAGGGGAGGGAGATGAAATATTAGGAGTGATTTCTCCTTTTGGCGATCATAGTGAAGATATGAAAGGTTTTAAGTTGATACACGAAAACCAAAACTCTTTAGTGATAGGTCGCTTTGTATTTAAAACTAAAAAAGCCTATATCAACATAATGAGCTGTAAAGGCTTTAGACCAAGTGAAGCTATAGAATTATCCAAGGATTTTTTTAATGCAGAGTCTTATTCTTGCCAAAAAATATTAAGAGAATAATGAGTTGGGAAATTGGCGATCAAAATAGAACTGAAAAAATAGACTTTAACGAACTCTTAAAGCAAAAAAAAGGATTCCTAGACGAAGAAGAAGCTCAAATCCTTTTATATAAATTTTTAAGAGAAAATATAACCTTTGCCACTGATTTAATATCAGGAGTTGAGCTTTTCCCTTTTCAGCACATGGCTATTAAGGCTATGTTCGAGAGCGATTATACACTAGGTGTTTGGTCTAGAGGAATGTCGAAATCCTTTACTACTGGAGTATATGCATTTTTAGATGCTATATTAAATCAGGGAGTAGAGATAGGCATATTATCTAAATCGTTTAGACAGTCGAAAATGATTTTTAAAAAGATAGAAGATATAGCTTCAAAACCTGAAGCTGCATTTTTATCTCAATGCATAACTCATAAATCAAAAAGCAATGACGAATGGCTTCTTGAAATTGGGTCTTCAAGAATAAGAGCTCTACCGCTTGGAGACGGATCTAAACTCAGAGGTTTTAGATTCCATAGGATAATTATAGATGAAATGTTGCTAATGCCAGAAAGGATATATAACGAAGTTATAGTTCCATTCTTGTCCGTTGTTGAGAATCCAGTTCAAAGAGAGAGGATGTATGAAGTGGAAAATAAACTTATAGAAGAAGGAAAGATGAAAGAAGAGGATAGGTATAAATGGCCTAACAATAAACTTATCATGCTATCTTCTGCTAGTTACAAGTTCGAATACCTTTATAAATTATACGAAAAATTTGAAAATTTAATAGCATACGGAAACCAAGGTAACGATACTGCGACCAGAGCTATAATGCAATTTAGTTATGACTGTGCTCCAAAAAAACTTTACGATGAAAATTTGATATTACAGTCAAAAGCTACAATGAGCCAATCCCAGTTCGAGAGGGAGTTTGGGGCGATATTTACTGATGATAGCTCTGGATATTTCAAGACATCGACAATGGCTAATTGCACAATAAAAGATGGAGAGCTTCCAAGTGTAGAAGTTAAAGGCGAAGAGGGCTCGAAATACTTACTAGCATTTGACCCAAGTTGGGCGGAATCAGAAAGCTCGGATGATTTTGCTATTCATGTTTTTAAATTAAATGATGAGAAACAACAAGGAGTCTTGATTCACAGTTATGCTCTAGCTGGAACAAACTTAAAACATCATATAAATTACTTCAGTTACTTAATAAATAATTTTAATATTGTAGCAATAGTAGGAGATTACAATGGAGGTGTTCAATTCATGAATGCTTGTAACGAAAGCAGTTTATTTAAAAAGCAAAAAATAAAAATTCAAAATTTAACTTCTGATTTCGAAAGGCCAGAGGAGTACGCGGAAGATTTAAGGAAAGCTAAATTAGAATACAACCTTAAAGAAAGAAAATATTGCATACTAAGAAAACCCACTAGTCAATGGATAAGAAGGGCTAACGAATTATTGCAAGCAAATTTAGATCACAGAAGGATTTGGTTCGCGTCTAGAGCTTTAAACGATGAATACAGAAAACAAACTAAGCAAAATATACCCGTTCAAGGGTTAAAGTTTTTAACTTCTGCAGAGCATGAAGAAAAACAAAGCTACGGAGCTAAGATGATTGATTTTGTAGAGCATCAGCAGGATGTAATTAACATGACTAAAGCTCAATGTGCATTAATACAAATTAAAACTTCGCCGCAAGGAAATCAAACATTTGATCTACCAGATACTTTAAAGAGAACAACTGGTCCGAATAAAGCTAGAAAAGATAGTTATTCTGCAATAGTGCTGGGTAACTGGATGATAAAAATATATTACGATATGATGTCATCAAAAGAAGAAGCTGTGCATAATTCCTTTACTCCGATGTTCATAAATTAAAAGTTTAAAAGTTAACTTTAGACTTTTGGAAGACTTTCGTGTATCATATATATAATGAGTAAAAGAAAGTATAATAAACAATCTCAATATTGGGATAAATTTAAAAAACCTATTGAAGATTTAATAGAGGAATCTTCTGCTTCGTTAGATTCAAAAACAGAACCGACTTCTGCAGGAGAAAGCTTTTATGTATCAACAGCTTCTACTGGATCATACTCCAGAAGCAGAGGTGAAGGAGCTGGATCCACTTCAAGAAGAAGAAATTCAATTTCAGGATCCTCAAAAAATAACAGATTTGCAAACATAAGACATGGAATGCTTCCTTACGAAATGTCTGCTGATGGAGTTAATGTAAGAGAAGCTATAGAGCTTTGCCAAAAAGCTTATGCTAATGTACCGATTTTCAGAAATGCAGTAGATATAATGGCTGAGCTTGCTAATTCTCCAATTTACATTGACCAAGGAAATGAAGCTTCAAGAAATTTTATAAAAAAATGGTTTTCTAAAATTAACTTATGGAACTTAAAGGATCAATTTTTTAGAGAGTATTATAGATCTGGAAATATTTTCCTTTACAGAATAGATGGAAAATTAAACAAAGAAAACTTTTCAAAACTTCACAAGATTTATGGGTCTGATAGTTTACTAGATAAAGGGAAGATACCCATAAGGTATATTTTGTTAAACCCTTACGATATAACAAAAAATAGAAGCACTTCTTTTAAATCTGGATCTTATAAAAAAATACTTTCAGAATACGAGCTAGAAAAACTTCAGAATCCAAAAACAGAAGAAGATGTAGAAGTTTTCAATAACTTGCCAGATAAAGTAAAAAAGCAGATAAAAAAAGGAGGGTGGACTTCTACTGGAATACATATGGATTTAGATCCATCGAAAATGTCTTACTCTTTTTATAAAAAACAAGATTACGAACCATTTGCTATTCCTTTTGGCTTTCCTGTTTTGGATGATATAAATTGGAAAATGGAACTTAAAAAAGTTGATCAAGCAATAAGCAGAACAATAGAAAATGTTATATTGCTTATAACAATGGGGGCTGACCCAGATAAAGGAGGTATTAATCCTAACAATTTATCAGCGATGCAATCCTTATTTCAAAATGAAAGTGTTGGACGAGTCTTAGTTGCGGATTATACAACTAAAGCAGAATTCGTATTGCCAGATATCGGAAAAGTAATAGGTCCAGAAAAGTATGAAATAGTCAATGAAGATATTAGGCAAGGCTTGCAAAATGTAATAGTTGGAGACGAGAAATATAAAAACACTCAAGTGAAAGCTGAAATCTTCCTGGAAAGATTGAAAGAAGCGAGGCAAGCATTTTTGCATAACTTTTTGCAACCTCAAATTAAAATGGTTTGCAAAAACATGGGCTTTAAAGTTTATCCAACAGCTAAGTTTGAAGAGATAGATATTAAAGATGAGATTGCTCTTCAAAGAGTAGTAACTAGATTGCTTGAAGTCGGAATATTAACTCCCGAACAAGGAATTAATGCTATTAAAACTGGAATATATCCAAATCCAGAAGAAATTGCTCCCGCACAAAAAGAGTATATAGAAAGAAGAAAAGATGGAATGTATAATCCTTTAGTTGGAGGCGTTCCAATGATTGACGAAGTCGATGATAGCGCTGTAGATGGAGCTCCTAGCTCTCCAGGAGGAGGAAAAAAAGTAGGGCAAAAAAAAGCTGGAAGACCTTATGGCAGCAGAGGGGTACCTAAGCAAGCTACAGCTTCTGAAATATATTCAAGAAAAGAAATACAAGAAGTTATACAGAAGATTCAAAATTTAGAGTCTCTAGCTAAAGACAAAATGATAGAAAAATCAAAATCAAAAGATTTAAATGAGAATCAATTAAAATTAGTTTCTGAATTGTGCAAATCGATAGTTCTTGGAAAAGAAAAAAATGCATGGACTAGAACTATTAATTCATGCATTAAAGATTACAATAAAATTGAAAAAATATCTATAATTCCAAAAATAGTAGAAATTTCAGAAGAACATCAATTAGAGACTTATCCAGCGGCATTATTATATCATAGTAAAAATTCTCAAAAAAATAAAAAGTTAGTGTAAATAATGTTATGCCAAGACAATACAAATACAAAACGACTTTTTCGAACGAGATAAGAGCTTCGTCAAGCAACATAGAAGACGATAAAATAAATATATC